GCTTTCGGCCTCCATTCCGCCACCGCCCAAAGACGCTGACGAGGCGCAGCGCGTAGAGCACACGCGGCTTCGTCGCCGTCTGCTCTATTCGCAGTACGAGCCGGACCTTGACGCCCGCATCCGGCAGGCGGTGGGCAACGTCAAGGCCGAGGCGTGGAAGCCGATCGACCTGACCGCGAATCCGTACCTGTCGATCTGGCAACAGACGGCGGTGCTGTACGACCTCGCGCCGGAAGTCGCCACGCAGGCGGGCTCCGAGCCGGTGGCCGATGCGCTGGTGGAGGCGGGCGCGTGGCCGCTCATGCAGCGGGTGCAGCGTGACACCCTGGGCCTACGCGAGATGCTGCTACGGGTGTCGGTCGCCGATGGCTCGGGCGAGGTGGTGGTTCGCCCGGTGTTCCCCGATATGGTGAGCATCGAGGTAGACCCGCGCGAGCCGACCCGGCCGGTCAAGATCAAGGAATGGCTACACGACCCGACGCACGGGTGGGTGCGCCACGTCTACGACATCAGCCGCCCGGCCTCGCCCAGCTACCTCGCTGCCAAGCCTGACGGATCGCTGGTGTCGGCGCAGGTACTCGGCGGTACGTTCGACGGCGAGGCGTACCCGTTCCGCAAGTCGGACGGCACGCCGATCTTGCCGTTCGTGCTCTACCACGCGGCTCAGGCTGCGACGGTGTTTGACCCATACACCATGCGCGAGGTCGTGGAAGGGTCGCTGATGCTCGGCGTGTACCTGACGTTCTACGGCCATGTGGTGCGCGACAGTTCGTGGCCGCAGCGGTACACGGCCGGGCTTCGGGTACTCGGCGCCGAGGTGGTCGACGGGGAAGGCAACGTACTCGCTGGCCGGCGCGAGGTGGTGACCGACCCGGCCACGCTGCTTGAAATGGAGATCGACCCGACCTATACGGGCCAACCCATCATCGGCCAGTGGAACGCGAGCGCCGACCCGGTGGCGTTGCTCACTTCGATCTCGATGTACGAGCGCCGCATTCTGACACTTGCCGGGATTCAGTCTCCCGACGTGACGAGGCAGGACGCCGACATCCGTAGCGGCTACTCGCTGGCCGTGTCGCGCGAGCAGGTACGCACGCTCCAGCGCGTGTACGAGCCGCAGTTCCGGCGCGGCGACCTGCAACTCTGCGCGGTGTCGGCGACCTTGCTCAACCGGGCGAACGGCACGCACTACGCCGAAGAGGCCGCCGCGTATCGGATCACCTACAAGGGCCTGCCGAAGTCGCCCGGCGAACGCATGGCCGAGCTGGCTGAGATCAAGGCGCGCACGGACGCGGGGCTCGTCGGCCCGGTGACGGCGTACCAGGAGCTCAACCCCGGCACGCCGTTCGCCGAGGCGTTTACCCGCGTGGTTGACGCCCGCCTTGAAGCGAGCGCGGTGGATGCGGCGGTGGCGGCTCGCGGGGCATCGCCCACCACGGGGACGGGCGACAGCGGGCCGAAGCTCGTGCTGGCGCCTACCGACGTGGCAACGGTGGTGACCGTCAACGAGGCGCGCGCATCGCAGGGGCTTCCGCCTACCAGCGGCCCCGACGGGGCGCTGACAATCACCGAATACAAGGCGAAGAACGCGGCCATGGTAGCAGAGGCCGCCGCCGCAGGCGCGGGCACCTCGCCGCCGGCTGACGCGCCTGCATGATCTCAGAGGGAGCACAAACCATGGCCGAGGCCGACCCGACCACGAACGGAACTGCTGAACCCGCGCCCGTCGCGAAGCCGCCCGAGATGGTGCCTGCCGCGCGACTGGCTGAAGTCGTCGCCGAGCGCAACGCTCTGCGGAAGCAGTACGCCGAGGCCGCCGAGCAGGCGGGCCAAGCGGCTGAGCATCGCACCGTGGCCGAGCGGCACGCCGCTGAGCTCGCCGCCGAGCGTGCAGCCCGTGCCGAGGAGCGCGACCTGTACCGCGCTGGCCTGCTCGATGAAGAGGCGCACGTCGTCGCCCGCGCGCTCTACTCGGCGCAGCCTGCCGACAGCCGCCCGCCGACCATCGGCGAGTACCTGAGCGCATTCAAGGCCGAGGGCGCCGAAGTGCCACGCGCGTTGCGTGGATACCTGGGCGAGCCCGTCAAGGCCCCGAGCCCGACGGCCACGCAGCCGAAGCCGCCCGCCAACGCTGGCAAGCCGTCGCCCATCGGCACGCCCATCGGGCGCGAGGCCATCGAGGCGGCCATGAAAACCGGCAACGCGGAGACGATTCGCGCCACGCTGGACAGCTTCTACGCATCGCGCGGCGTCAAGCCTTGACAGATTGACACGGCTCGCGCTACTCTCACATAGCCACCGGCAAGGGTAAGCCGTCAAACCCGTAGGCGCAGGAACCTCCTTCCCCCCTACGGTGCAATCATGGCTGACGAAATCATCTACAGCGGCATTGGCGACCTCTCCCTCGCCGCCGCCCTCTCTGCCGAATACATCCTCCTTGCGGCCGACCGCAACGCGCTCCCCAACCACCCGGCGCTCCAGTACGTCGGCGACATCAGCGTAGGGGCGCACAGCGCCGTCATCAAGGTGCCGCACATCGGCCTGATGGGCTACAACCTCCTCGCCTCGACCGGCGACGGTTCCAGCGTGGCGAACACCGCGCTCACCGACGGTGCGACCTCGGTGACTGTGGGCCGCTACTCGAAGGCCTACGAGGCGTCCGACCTCGCCAAGATGACCGCGGGAGCCGGCGGCCTGTCCGCTCAGGTGTTCGCGATGGACGCGATGGTGTCGGGTGCGCTCACCCTCACCAGCCTCGTCGCGAACCTCATGGACAACTTCTCGACCGTCGTTGGCTCGACCGGCGTGGACATGACCGTTGCGAACTTCCTCGACGCGATCACCGCCCTCGAGGTGGCCAACGCGCAGGGGCCGCTCCTCGCCGTGCTCCACTCGCAGCAGTTCGGCGATTTCCGAAAGGACTTGGGAATCAACTCGGGTGGAGCAGTACAGTTCGCCCCGGCCTCGGCCGAGATGATCAAGGTGAGCGGCGGCGGCCTCGTCGGCAGCTTCGCGGGCGTGGACATCGTGGTTTCGAACTACGTCCCGACCATGAACGGGGGCGATGACCGCGGCGGCGGCATGTTCGCGAAGGGCGCGATCCTCTGGGCCGACGGCTCCGTGGGTTCGGACGGATCGCCTGACCAGATGGTGATTGGCGGAAAGGTGCTCTTTGAGCGCGACCGCACCGCCCGCTCCGGCCTGACCGCCTACGTCAGCCACCGCTACCTCGGCGTTGCCGAAGGTATCGACGGCTTCGGCGTGACGATCTCCACCGACGCCTGATGCCTCGCGGCCGGGGCCTGGGCGATGGGGGCAACTCCCTCGCAACCCGGCTCCGGCCCCGTCCGTTTCCGACCACAGCAACATCAGAGGGAGCCAACCATATGCCTGCGAAGAAGCTACCGCCCGGATTCGTCCCCGCCGACGTACCGAGCCCAAAGACCGACAACGCAGGCGGGGAGGCTTACCTACCCGACCTCGGCAGCACCATCCGAGTGCAGCCGCTCACGCAGGTTGATCCCTGCGCCCCCTTCCTTCTCAAAGCCCACCCGGAGCGGTGGACCGTCATGGGCGGCAAGGTGGTTCCCTTGTTCGGGCGCCTCGTCATGCAGTCCGGCGTCGATGGCGTCGAAGGCCGCAAGGGCGGAAAGCTCGACCTCGGCACCGCTCGCAACATGAACGAGGAGCGCGGCTGGACCTTGATCCCGCCCGACGCCGTACCCGACTCGCACGCGACGACCGACGCGAACGGCAACAAGGTCAAGAGCTACCTGTACCGCCCGACTGGCCGGCCCGACGTGACCCTGTTGATTTACACCAAGGTGTTCCCCGGCTCGAAGCAGGTCGAGGTGGACGTGCCTCGGTATGTCGAGTTCTGCGAGCACCTCGTCGCATCGGGCGTCATCGAAGGCCCGAAGGTGTACGCGCTGGAGAAGCTGCGCGCCCGCATGGAGCACGAGGCGGCCGAGCTCTCCAACCGCGCTCGCCAGTTCGCGCAGTACGCACCCGCCGCCAAGTCGGCCGCCAATGCGCTCGCCGTGGTTACCGCCGAGGTGGAGCGCCTGCGCGCTGCCCCGGTGGGCGGTGAAGCGGTGGAGGTGGAACTGTGAGCGGCGAGAAGCCCGGCGCCCGCGAGGCCATGGAGCGCGTGACCAAGCGCCTCGTGGAGAGCGGCACAAAGCCGGCTGAGGCCGCCAAGCTTGCGCGCGAATCCATCGTGCGCGTAATCGAGAACAACGCAGCCAAGAAGAGGTAACCCCATGGCCGACACCTACAGCTTCCGCCCCACCACCGTCGTTGACGCCCTCGGCTTCGATGGCCACCCGATGACCGATGCGCTTGTAAAGGCGGCGGTCGCCTGCGCGAACGCAACCGGCGGCGCCACGGGCGCGGCGCTGACCGTCCAGCTCTACCAGGCCGACGGGACTACCGCGGTAGCGAGCGCGCGTCAGGTGCTCGTGATCGCTGGGTCCACGCAGTACGCGCCTTTCCCCGCGCTGGAAGCCTCGCTCACCTTCGGCACCGCAACCGTCGGCAGCATCGTCGCGAGCGGTGGCGGGTGGGCGCTGGTGGAGACTTCGGCCGCTGGCGCCTTCGCCTGCACCGCGACCAACTCGCAGGATGAAACGCTTTACTTCTCGGTGACGACCTCGCAGGGTGGCGCCTCCAGCGGCTCCAAGCAGTGCTGCGTGATCGGCAGCAACTCCGACGCCGCCGCATGGTCGGCGTGATCTGAGTGGCCGCCACGCTCTACAGCGCGCGTCTGATCGGCCCCGAGGTCATCGAGGCCGGCATGAACAACGTGGTGACCTGCCCGGTCTACCGCGATGGCGCGCTTGTGGCTCCGACCGTCTACACCTTGACGGTCTGGAACTCGGCCAACGTCATCGTAGCTCAGCCTACGGTGTCGGTCGTGTCGAGCGTGGCGACCGCCACCATCACCTCGGCGAGCCTTTCGGGGCAGACCAACGGTGACGGGTGGCGGTTGGAGTGGGCGTTGACGCTCGCGAGCATCGTCCACACGTTCCGGCGCGATGGCGCGCTGGTGTACCGCCGGCTCTACCCGGTGGTCACGGATGCCGACCTGTTGCGGCTGCATACGGACCTTACCCGCCGGATGCCGTCTACCGAGTCGAGCTACCAGGACTACCTCGATGAAGCGTGGGCCACGATTGAAAGCCGGCTGATCATGTCTGGAAAGCGCCCGTGGCTCATCCTGTCGCCGTCTGCGCTGCGGGATGTCCACCTGTTCGGCACGTTGTCGCGCATCTTCCGCGACCTCGCGCAAGGTGGGCCGGGCACGGCAGAATGGGAACTCGCGGCCGAGTACGACCGCAAGTATGAATCGGCGTGGTCCCAGCTCACCTACCCGCAGGCGGTAGAGAGCAGCGGTGAGGCCGAGAGCCTTCGCCGCCGTCGCGCATCTCAGCCTACGCTCTGGCTGGCGGGCAAGTCGTGAGCACCCTCGCCACGTTCTTAGCGGCGGCTCGCACGCAGCTTCTGACGGCGACCGGCGCGATCCTGTCCGAAGAGACGATCCACACCATCCAGACGAGCGGGCGTTCTCCGCGGCACCTGGAGTTTGCGATCGGGCGCACCAGCGAGACGCCGCGGCCCGGCCCGCAGAAGGTGTCGGCGGGCCTGCCGATCACGGCTGAGGTGCTGGTGATCGCCGCCTACCAGCTTCGCCCGAAGGACCGCGCCACGTCGCTCGACAGCGCGGAGACGTATGCGGCTTCGCTCCGGTCGGCGCTGCTCGCGTCGGGCTGGCTGTCCACGACGGGCGCGATCGTGACGTTCGTTGGATCGGACATCGCCGCTGGCCCGGATGGCTGGCTGTGGCTGACCGGCAAGTACCTCGTTTCTCTCACCGTCGACCTCTCCTAAGGAGCACCCATGGCCCTCTCCGCAATCGTCAAGAACTTCCGCAACGGTACGATCGCAATTGCGGACGGCACCGGCAGCCCGATCACGCTGACCGTCGCCTACGAGGCGGGCGACTTCGCCTTGTCAGGCGTCATGCAGGGCCAGAAAGAAGTGGCCATGTACCTCGACCGGGGCGACTTCGGATCGCTCCGCTACACCAACTTCGTGCCGGCCACGTTCACCTTCACCGCGCACATGACGGAAATCAGCGATGCCACGAACAAGTGCATCGCCGACGCCGTGTCCAAAACCGGCGCGTTCTCGGCGGGCGTGTCCACGATGGGCGCCGGCACCGACATGCCCTGGACCTTGAACGTGACGTGGACCGTGGAAGGCACCGATTCCGGGGACGCCTCGGATCACGTCGTGGCGCTCACGAACTGCCGCCTGACCTGCGACATGAGCGAGGGCGATCCCAACAGCTTCTCGATCTCGGGCACCTGCTACGGGACCATCACGCTCACCTGAGCGACTGACAACGACCGCCACCAGAGGGAGATACCATGAGCAAGGACAGGACGATCACAATCGCCGGCAAGGCGTACCCCGTCACGCTGCCTGACTTCGCGATCCGCGATGACCTCGCGCTATCGTGGCATGAGGCCACCACAGGCAACGACGTATCGAAGGTGCGGCGGGTGGCGGCGGCAGCGATCGGCCTGTGTACGACGGCGTGCGCCACCTCGGGCGCATCGTACAATGGTACGGGCCTGGTGTTCTATGGCGCCAAGGTCTACAACTCCCTGCGGGAACAGGGCGCGTCGATCGCCTCGATCATCGAGGCCGGTGGCGTGGTGGTGTCGGTGTGTACCGATGGCCTGTTTGCTCGTGAGGCCGAGGTGGAGGCCCGCGCAAGTTTTTCCGATCCAAGCGGGGGCGACTCGATCGCTTAGCCGTTCAACTCGGCTTGAAGTACGGCAACGATCCACGATGGTTCTACGACCTCCCGAGGGCTTCACAAGTGGACCTGCTCGCCGTATTCGCCGCCGATGAAACGCCGAAGCCGGTACGCGGGCCGCTGTCGTCTCAGGTGAAGGTGGCCGACTCGGCTCGCTCGTGGTGGGGCGTCTGATGGGCACCGCGATCCGCTTTCGCGAGGGCGATGCCACGATCCTGCTTACGGGCGACCTTGCAGCGAAGATGGCCGATCGGGTGCGCCGGGCGTCGTCGGGCATGGTGGCCGTCATCGAGCAGGCCCTGGAGCCGGTGGCGATGAACGCCGAGGCCGAATGGTACGGCCCTCGTGGCGTCAAGCCTCGCACGGGTGAGAGCGGCAAAGTGGACGTGGTAACGACGGTGGACGCCGCTCGCTCCACGGCCACGGTGGCGGTGGGGTCGAAGGCTACCGATCTGGCCAAGGGAAAGCCGCGAGTGGTCTACATCCATTCGCCGGGCGTGATGGCGCTTTCGTGGGAGTCGGTAGACGAGCAGACGTACTGGCGCACGCCGAAGAGCCTACAAGGCCCGTTCAAGCGCCCGCCCGGATGGGAGCCGAAGCCGGGCGAGGAGCGGCTAACGTTCCCGGTCGTGCTGAAGGTTGACCCGATGGGCGGCAAGGGGCACGGGTTCCTGTTGCAGACGCTGATCAAGGCGCCCGCCAAGAAGGCGATCAAGTTCGTAACGCCGAAGCTCGCGAAAGCTGCGACCGGGAGCAAGTGATGGCAAACGAGGTGATCG